ATGATATTAATCCACAAGCTGATGGTTCAATTATACCACGTGATAATTCAAGATTTATGTGTAAAGTAGTTGTTTATAATGATGGAGGTGCAGAACCCTTTGCAAATGCCACATGTATTGGGCCTAATGAGTACATAACTGTCGGTCATTTATTTGGAGGAAAGAACAAAGCTCAGGTGAAATTAGTTAAAGATGACTTGAAAACGTCGATATTAATTGCCCCTGTGTTTGCTGAGATTAAATATGTTGGCAAAGATTTAGCAATATTTACATTACCCAAAGGAACTATGCCACTTATGCAAACAAAGAAATTTGGAGTTACTACTACAAAATCCACAAAATGTTACTTGTTATATCCGTCATATAAAAAAGAAATTTGTGTCTCAAATTTAGCTGTAAAGCAAGGTATTATCATGAATTTACCTGAACCCATTAATTGTAGATATGAAGTTGGTGGTAAAGTTGTAGAATTAGATAATAATGATTTTGCATATATTTTGGACTCGAAAATTGGAGATTGTGGTGCTTTGATTCAAATGAATGATGAATCCATTATAGGATTACACACGAGTGGGAAAAATGGTTTTTATGGCTTTGCTGAAAATTTGTCCCAAATTAAGAGCACAGAAGTAGAAGATATGATAACAACTAGGTTTGTTGATGACCATATAATATGTGATGTAGATATATCTCAGCATGTTCCAAATAAAACGAAGTATGTACCTAGTTTGATCAATAATACATTGGAGTCAACACGTAAACCAGCCAACTTGTCAGTACATGGCAAGGATACTGTGAAAATTATGGCAAAGAAAAATTTTCAACCGGTCCATTTTGTCAATGAGCAGGCTTTACATTTTGCACGAGATGTAATCGATAGTTTACTACCACAAAAGAAATATGATCCATTAAGTGTTGAAGTGGCCACTATAGGAAATGGCATTTTAGAAGGTTTAGATTTTCAAACATCAAGTGGATATCCTTTTGGTGTGACTCCAAAGAAAGAACTTATAGATCAAGAAAC